CGCCCGAACCTGGTCAGCCTGTTTATAATCCCATCTTTCCAGATCCCGCAGATCCCGTTTCTCGTAATCCTATCTTCAGCCGAAACTGATTTGACACCTGTTGGCCAGCATGGCCAACAAACTTAAAAACGTATCCATTCTCACCATCGGGGAAGCCCGTGGGCATAACCTTTTAATCGACGAAAAGTCGTTAGAGCAGGCGCTGGCCGTAGCGCAATCTATGAAGCGCATCAAAGTGACTATGGGCCACGGTGCACCCGTTACTGGAATACTTGGATATATTGACGGATTCAGGATTGAAGGAGAGCGGTTAATGGGCGATCTGACTCTGTTTAATACTAACGAGGCACAGTTCGTTCAACACCTAGCGCAAGTTCTTCCAGAAGGTTTTGGAATGTCCCTCACCTTTAGCGGGGTACCGGAGGAAGTGGCTGGCAAACGGTTTGCGCGTATTGATGAAGTGTACGATTGCTCAATCGTTTCTGAACCTGCGGCCAATCCTGCAGGGATGTTTTCTGCTTTCTCAGCAGTTGACATGAAAAAACTTCAAATGAACGAAGCACCTGTCGAAGTCAAAAAAGAGCTCAGCGAGCCAGCCGTTGTGGCAGCTCCGGCACCTGAAGCTCCTGCCGTTGAAACTCCAGCCGTTGTCGAAGCACCGAAAGCCGAGCTGGCTGAAATGCCCGCCGACAAGTCTGCTGAAAAAATGGCCGAACCTACTTTGATCGACATCGCTGCAATGCTCACAGAAGTACTCGCGCTGATTAAGGCCGATGTAGCTTCTGACGTTGTCGAAGCTCCTGAAATGCCATCTGAAGATATGGCGAAAAAAGAGATGAGCGCAAAGACTGAAGAAAAGGCCAACGAAAAGGCCGTGACCACTTTGGAAAAAGCCAAGGCCGACGCTGCTGGCGCAGTGGCGGTTCCCGCTGAATCGAGCCAACCGCTCGGCCGGGCAGAAATCCTCAATCAATTCAACGCGGAAAAGAACCCGACCCGTCGGTCGGAACTGCTCCGCAAACTCGGACTGTAATCCAGTCCACTAGGAGAACACTACAATGGCCAACTCAATCGGAACAACGAATGCCAATGTAATCGCTCAGAGGGCTCTCGAGATCCTCGTGGCGGATTACAGCTTCCTCAAGAACTCCGTCGCGGATTTCAGCAGCGAAGCGGCTAAATATAACGCCTCAATCTACACCCACCGCATCTCTGCGACGACCGCTCAGGACTACTCGCAGACCAACGGCTACGTAGCGACTGCGACAACCCAGACAGACGTGCAGATCACTCTTAACAAGTTTAAGCACGTTTCCTACTCTGTGGACGATCAAGAGCGCACCAGCTCCAACATCAACCTGATCGAGCGTTTCGCCGGCGCAGCCGCGCACGCCCTCGGGTTGCAAATGGTTGGGGATCTGTTGGCTCTCGTGACTTCCTCCACCTTCACCAGCGCGTTGACGGTTGCTTCCAGCGCCTTCTCCTACCGCTCGGTAGTGTCGGCTGGAATCACCCTCAACAACAACAACGTTCCGGTCAACGGCCGGTACGCTGTTCTTAACCCCAGCTTCTACGGCGCACTCTTGAATGATACGACCGTCGTGGCCAATCCTCAGATCACCGGCGACCTCGTTCGCACGGCTGGGATCGGAAACGTGGCTGGATTTAACATCTCGGCCTACAGCGCAGTGCCAAGCAATAGCATAACTTTGGGCGGCTTTTTTGCCCAACAGGAAGCGTTGCTGATTGCGGCTCGCGTTCCTGAAGTTCCAACTGGCGTTCCCATCCCTGGGGACATCTCGGTTGTGACGGAACCCCGCACTGGCCTATCCGTTCAAGTTCGTGAGAACTACGACGTGGTCAAGGGCATGCTGCAACGCACCTACGCTCTGATCTACGGCGTGAAAGCCGGAGAGCCGAACAGCCTCGTGCGTATCAACGGTAGCTAATTCACTCGGGGAGGGCGGTGGGCTGAAAGGCTCACCGCCCTTTCCACTTTAAGAAATCCTCACATGTCCGAATTTACAGAAGCACTTAAAGAAAGTCTGGCCGCTCTTTATACTCAAACTGGCACAGCGGCCACCATCGGTTCTACTGGCGTTACTGGCATTCTTTCGACTATCACCCGCAAAGAGAACGTGGATCTTGGCGGGTATGATCTGGATTTAAACTCCACCTTCACCATCGACGTGGCAAACCTAGCCACCGCTCCCACCATCGGATCTGTCCTGCTGGCAAACTCAGTCAGCTATCGGGTGGCGTCGATTGATACTTCTATCGGCAGTTACGTGCTCGGGTTACGAGAGGTTTAGAATGGCCACCCGAAATCCTAAAATCTCCATCTACATGATCGCCGGGCACGAGGCGCAATTTATCGACCGTTGCCTTACCGCCTTCAAGCCATACTGCGACGAGCTGGTCGTGTGCATTGCCCAGGGCGCTCGGCCTGACGACGGCACACGGGCGATTGCGGAGAAGTCAGGCGCAAAGATAGTTGAATATAAAAACGCACCAGCAGGTGCGAGCTGGCCCCACGTCGATAACTTTGCCGCTGCCCGCAACACCGCACTAGATGCCTGCACCGGAGACTATGCAGTCTGGGTGGATTGCGATGACTTGCCCCATAAAGACCTCAAAAACGCTCTTAAAAGGGGCGTGGAAGCGTTTGAACAGAATCCCAAGCTTGGCATTTATGCAGGCGTCTATGACGTTATAAACGCCAAATTAAGGCCAGTACGCGAGCGCATGGTGAGGCGTATAGACGGCGTATGGTCTGGCAGGTGGAACTACGCAGTGCATGAGGCGCTGTTGCCTAATGTTGGGCTAGAATCTGTCGGTGAGCAGGCAGTCTGGGTGGAGCATCACCCCGGTGGCTATAAGCCAAACAGCGCCGATCGGAATCTCCGCATCCTGCAAGGCCAGTTAAGCGAGGCTGGCAAGTATGCGTACTACTATCAGCAGGAATTATTCTTAGGGAATAGGCGGGTTGAATCCGAGCCGTGGTCACACGTCGCGGCCGTCTGGCCGGGACAAGAGGCCACGCTGGCATACGAGGCCGCATGCAATCAGGCCACGGCTACGCAGGATCGTAACGTTCGGATCGGCCTATACCAAAAGGCACATCAGATGAATCCTGGGCGCAGAGAAGCGATTTACTTTTTAGCGAGGGAAGAGGCGAGCGTGGGTGCGTGGCTACAGGCTTATCACTTGCTCAAGTCGGCAATGGTTCAGCCCGATCCAGGCGTGAAGATCTGGAACGCCCAGCGCACCGTGTACGACTTTGAGTGCATCGATCTCTACCTAGCGGCCTGTAAAGCCGTGGACGATACTACGGAAGCAGAAAAGATTGAGAAGATGTGGCGGGCACAAAAACCCGTCAAGATTAGCGTATGCCATGCAACTCGAGGACGCCCGCAGGAAGCGATTAACGCCCGTATCCTATGGATGAAAAAGGCGGCCGATCCAGCCTCGATAGAGTGGATCTACTCAGTCGATGACGACGATCCAAAAGCCAGCATGCTTAAAAATTGGGGCAGCATTAGCGGAAAGGGCGGATGCATTGCGGCGTGGAATAGGGCGGCAGAAGTGGCCCGCGGCGAAATCATTATTCAAGGTTCCGACGATTGGGATCCTCCGCTGCATTGGGATACGATCATCACGCAACGGCTGGGCGATCTAAGTAAACCTGCCGTGCTTGCCGTATCTGACGGCCACCGTAAAGACGATCTCTTGTGCATGGCAATTTTAACTAGGACAAGACTTAAAGATCAGGGCGCAATGTTTGCGGCTGAATATGACGCATGCTCTGGCATTTTTAGCGACAACGAATTCTCAAAGAGAGCTGCATACGATGGCGTGATTATTCCCGCCAAAGATATCGTCTTTACTCACAACAATCCGCTCTTCACGGGCGCAACGCAGGATGCGGAATTTAAACGCCACAACGCCAAAGAAAACTACGATCTAGGCGAGAAGATATTTAAAGAGCGTAACCCGTGATTCATACCCACAACGCACTGCGGCTAGGCGACAACCTGGTACAACTAAACTTCCTACGTCGGCTATGCCTGCAAAATCCAGATATTGAGATCACGCACTACCACAATCCAGATCTGTGCAGGTTTGAGGAAATTGATGCCTTACGTAGCGACATATCTTTACGATTACGCATTCGCCCCATCAACGAAGCGCCGGCCGATAGCATTGATTCGTGGCGGAATACGGGCGGATATTGGGAGCGTCACCCCGATAAATTAAACTTTGCTCAATTTCACCTGTGCTGGTTTGAAGAACTCGCCAGCAGAATGTGCGTTAAGAATCCGATCCGCAAAGTTGAAGATCTGTTATTTGATTATTGGGCGTTGGATTCGTTTATGCCGATAACGCCAGAATGCGACATAGTGGTCATAAATTCGCCAGGACTATCTGGCCAATTCACAAACTTTAACCCTGACGATTTTCGCAACCTAGTATCTAAACTAGTTAGCAAGGGCCATCGCGTAATAAGCACTGTTGCTACTGGATTATGCCCGGCGTTTGATGGCAAGAATGTGACTTGGATAGGAGCAACGGCTGCCAAAGCAAAAGCTGTGATCGGAACGTCGACCGGGCCGAGCTGGCCGTGCCTAAACGTTCACAACAAGGATGCCTTCCACCTGCTTTGTGCGGACACAGAAACAGTCATATTTACTAAACGCGGGCAGATGGCCAGAAGCGCATTTCACGCTCTGCATATCTTGGAAGAGGAAGGGTTGCTGTGAAGCAAGAGCTGACGCAGGCAATGGATTTACTGGCGGCCGATCCAGCCGTCAGATTTATAGGGTACGGAGTAAAGATAGGCGGGCGGGCAGCGGGCACGCTGAATCACGTCTCAGATTCGCAACTCATCGAAACACCCGTCGCTGAAAATCTAATGGTGGGACTAGCCACCGGCTTGAGTTTGCCAGGACTGAAACCCGTAGTTTTTATCGAGCGTATGGATTTTATTTTGAATGCGCTGGATGCGATCGTGAATCACCTAGGCGCAGCGCAACACATTAGCTGTAATCAATTCAAACCGGCCGCCATCTTGCGGGTAGTCATTGGCAATAAATACAAACCTCTATACACGGGCCCGACTCACACGCAGGACTTTACTCAAGCGCTCAGGCAAATAATTGACTTTCCAATCGTTGAACTAAAAAAGGGAAGCGTAGTCAGCGAGTATCAAAGCGCACTGGATAGATTAAGCGTCGGAACTTCCACCATGCTGGTCGAGCGAAAGGATGAGTGGTGAAGCAAAACAAATACAGCGATTACAAAATCTTTTCGTTCCCCGATAAGATAGCCAGTTTCCGCGACGACATTATCACCGCACCCATCTACGTGCGGATTAAGCCAACGAATATCTGTAATCACGCCTGCCGTTTCTGCGTCTATTCTGACGGCACAACGAGGCCAAAAGATCGGCCTGACTTGCATCTACAGGCTGGAATGCACACGAGCATGAACGAGCGGGACGTGATGCCACGAGATAAGGCGCTGGAACTAATCGAAGAT